CCTAAAAGAAGATTGTTATTAAATACCATATTATTATTTTACATCCAATGTTGCTATAGCGTGAACCGCAGTTGAAGTATAAACCATATAATCAATTCTGTCAACAGCAGAGATTGCAGTACTTAATGTTGGAGGTGTACCAGCAGGAAATTTCCAGTTACCCCCATAAGATAATGTTCTAGAACCTGTTCCATCCTGAATAACAAAAATACTACCAGTTTGTCCTGCTACACAATTAGTAGGACTTTCTAATGTTCTATTATCTGTTAATTGCACAGCAAAGTTTTGTCCTGTATTAAAATCTACCGCAATGCTTGTACCATCTGTAAGACTTACAATGTCAGCTACAGCAGCAGTACCAATATGTAGCTGCTTTCCTAATAGAGCATCTACACCAATAGCTACTGCACTTACGTAAAAGTCCGTACCACTTACTGTACCTGTAAGCGTACCGCCAGCAAGAGGAAGATGATTAGAAATACTTGTTGCTAGCGTAGCAGATAAAGCTACAGTAAAATCACTTACTGAAGTTACACGACTTGATACTGAAGCTAATTCAGCATCTGTAGCAAATCCTGTACCATCTCCTAGAATAACATTAATGCTTGTAATTGCAGCAGAATTGACACTTGTAAGTGCTGATACATTTCCTACTACTATATTAATAGATGTAATAGCATTAGCATTTGTTGTAATGTTTGTATTACTATTTCCAATGCTTGTAGCTAAGGTAGCAGATAAAACTACAGCATAATCACTTACTGAAGTAATTCGTGTATTTGCTGTTCCAATACTTGTCGCAAGTGTGGCTGAAAGTGCTACAGCATAATCACTTACTGAAGTAATTCGTGTATTTGCTGTAGCAATGCTTGTAGCTAGTGCAGCAGATGTAGCAGCTAGTTCTGCTGAAGTTGCATAATCAAGTCCACCAATAACTGCATTTATACTTGTAATGGCTGCAGCATTAACACTAGTCTGAATACTAACAGTACTTACGTTACTATTGATTGTATCTGTTACTGTATTAATTGAAGTAATAGCTGCAAGATTTACAGATGTAAGTGCACTTACTGTAGCTACTTCAAGCTGAGTAGCGGCAGATGCTCCTGCAATTAAAACTGCTCCAGAAGCTGCTAAATTAGCTGCAGAAACATCTCCACTAAATGTTGCACCAGTACCACTTACTTGAACAAGAAAAGAGGCTGCTCCATCTACATACAAGCCAGTACTAACCGATACAGTACCAAAAGTTTGATCTGCACTTACAGCAATTGTACCGCTTACAGGAATGCTGGAAGATACAGCACCATTAACTGTAATCTTGATGCCTTGTCCAGCTTCAATAGTTTTAACTGTACCACCTTCAGCAGAAGGTACGTTAATTAGTCCTGAACCATCACCAACAAAGAAAGCCGCTGATACAGTATCGGCAAATGTTGCAGATGTAGCTTTTACACCTGCAAGAGAAACTGTAATACCTGTTGTACTAAGAGCAATAGTAGGATTACCTTCAGTCCCATCTGCATTACTGATTGTAATACCTGTGCCACCTGTAATTGTTCTACCATATACATTACCTGCACTTACAGCTACAATACCTGTAGCACCTGTTAGGTCTGCTACTGCATTAAGCGTTGAAGCATTGGCTGTAAGGGTTACTCCACTTAGTTGAAATGTTCCGTCAATGTTTACTGTAGAATTGCTTAGTTGTAAAGGAGATGTTGTACCACTACCATCTTGTACAGATTGTAATGTACCAGTTAATCCAGTATTGCTACTTCCAACTTGTAAAAGTTGTTTATAAGTATTAGCAATTTTTGTTCCAGTAAGTGTAGCCATTATATACTATTCCAATAGTTATCAGTGTCTTCCCAAATTGATGAAGCAGCTTCCCAATCTAGATTACGTTCAGCATTAAGTTCTGGACGTGGATTACGAATTGCTGGATTATCCCTTACATCCGGTGTTTTATTTTGTGGATGGTTCTTTAAATCATAAGCACCATCGTAGTCTGTTGGGCAAACAAGCATTCCGTAGCTGTTCATTTTTAGTACCCTGTGAGGATACCTAAAACCGCACGTATCACATATTGCTAATGCTCTTTTAGTGCTTGCCATAATTCTTAAACTCTATTTAAATTTGGTACTATACGCAAACTTGCTCTTTCTCTATCTTCATCCATTGCACGTGCTAGACGTTCTTCATATTCAGCTTTAAGAAATTGAATACGTCCACCTTCTACACCGGGACGTTTCATTGACATAAAGTATGATAGTCCTGCAGTAAGACAGGGATAAAAACGTCTGGAAATATCTGCAGTCTGTATAGCAGATTTGTTTACATCTTGAGTATATCGTACCTGTTCAATCTTTAAAAGGTCTGTTGTATTCTCTGGGATAGGCCAAAGATACATTGTTGGATTATCTCTATCACGCCGTATAGCATATTGTGATGGACGACCTGTTTGACCTTTACGTGGAATCTTGAGATATTCTTCCATTGTAATACGTTCTAGTTGAAGATCAGTATCGTCACGATTAAGAACAACTTCAAGAACGTCTACAGTGCTAGAAGCTAGAGCATAAGCTGTTACACTTGTAGATACCGAAACTGTAGTTGTATTAGCAGTCCAAAGCAGTACACCACGATTCTGCCAATCCTGTAGCAGTAGATTGATTGAACGACGAGCAGACTTAGGATCGTGTCCTAGTGTCTGTTCACCGCCAATCATCTCCATTGCTTCTTGAATAACTTCGTCAATATCCATTGAGAAGTTATATGTACCGCTAGTAGTCATTTAAAATTCCCTTATTTACGGACGACGTGCTTTTCTTTTTTGTGCAGCAGTAGAAAGATTTAGCATTGATAGTTTATTATTCTTTGGTTTCTTTTTCTTTATTTTCTTTTTAGCTGGTGCTTTAGTAATCTGTTGTTTAATATTGGAACGACCTATAGCCATTAGCACTTCCACCGCTTACGTGCTTGCCTTAAACGGCTATTAGGGTCTTTAGCTGCTTTAGGAAACTTTTTCATTTGCCCTGCTGATCTAGCGCAATACGACTTACGTCTTGCTGCTCTTTTACCTGTAGGCTTACTTTCAGTTACAGCAGTTTGAAGTTTAGAACCGGGATTTTGCCTACGATATTTAGCTACACCCTTTTTAGTCATTCCAGCACCAGCTTTAGTGGGACGTTTGTCACCACTCTTGATGCTCATACCTTTCATTCCTTTACCTGTGCTTTTACGTACAGCCATTATGTAACCTTCCTATAACGTCTTACTTTCTTAGCAATCTTCTTTGGTTGTTTAGCTACTTGCTTACCCTTTTGAGTTGCTTGACGTTTAGCTTTTGTTGTAGCAGCATATTCTTTAGAACTAAGACTTTTAATAGCTTTTTCCGGTAAGTATCTTTCACCAGTAGCCTTTGGACCTTGCGTAGATGGCTTACCTGATTTAGTACGCCACTTCTGCTTAGTCCAAGATTTAAGACTACGTTGTGATTTTTTTAAAGCCACTTTACTTTCCTACAAGAGCCTTAATTTTCTTAATAATACGTTCTACAAAGTGTACAACACACATTTTACAATTACATTCCATTTTACTTATAACCTCCGCCTTTGGCTTTATATTGTTTAGCAAGCATTTGTGCTTTACGAGCAGACCATTGACCGGGACTACCACCTTTACCACCGGCTTTAATACTTTCAAAAAGTCTTTTACGCATTGTAGGCTTAGTATAGTTACCAGCTTGATTGACTTTTGACTTAGCCTTTACGGTAGTTTTTCTTGACTTTATTGTTGGATGTTTTACGACCATTTGCCTTTCTCCTACCAGCTTTTTGTAAAGCTATTGCTATTGCTTGTTTCTGTGGTTTACCAGCTTTCATTTCTCTACGAATGTTTTCACTGATAGTTTTTTTACTTTTACCTTTTTTAAGAGGCATTATCTAGCATTCCTTACTATTGAAGCACCAAAGTACATACCAATAATAGCGGAAAGTAGGTGTGTATCCAAAGGTGTTAAGACTAATCCTTTTAAAGCTTCCCATTTAACAACTTCTTGTCCTTCAGTTATAAATAGAAAACCGGGATTCCACTGTGTGTATCCAACTGTTACTGCTACGTCAGGCCAGAATACTGCTACAACTTTAGGCCAAACAATAATTGAAGCTACTGCAGCTAGTGCAATAATACGCCGTGTAATTTGAAAACCTTTATTCTCATAACGTCTTGCTAAATCAGTAGCTTCTGATTGAGCAGCTAAACCATCTATTGCTCTTTTAAAAGCATCTTGTTTAGCTTTTTGACTTTGGCTCCAGATAGTCATTACTCCAGATAATAATCCAGAGCCAAGCATCGTTATAAGTTCTAAAGGTAGTCCACCCATAATTAGGGTTTCATTACCTTACCAGCGCCACGCATAGCAGCACCACAACCACGTCCTATTTTACCACCTTTAGCTTTTTTTACAGTTTTAGGTGGAACTTTAGGTTTCTTTTTAGGTTTAGGAGCATTTTCATCCATAATAGGCGTTTTTGTATAGTCTTCCATCATTCCTTTAGACATTGAACCACCTTCTTTTTTCTTTTTCATCTTACCGTACATAAATATTCCTCCTGTTATTAATTAGAATTAGGTACAAGATTATCATCTGCACCTGCAGGACTTGCTGGTGCTTGCATATCATCTCTTCTTGTACGTCGTGCTTGATTACGCTGTAGATCAAGAACTTGATTGTATTGCTGTTGATATAATCCAGCAGTTTGATAATCTTTTTGAAACATTGAAGCTTCAACCATACAAGCATTAAACAGAAGATCATAACAAAAATCTGTAAAGTAGTTTGTGTTGGTTGCTGAAGTTAGTGTAGTAGGTCTAGAAATATAAACAACCTCTCCTGCATAGGTAGAGGCTGGTGTAGGAGCAATTACTACTGTTGATCCATTACGTTGACCATAGTAACGTGGTTCTGCTGTTGAAGCACTTACAGGCCAATAGTCATTAATAAATTCGTCAGTTCTTAAAAGAAGATTAATCTTAGAACTATTACTTACAATATTAAAGTTTTTAACAATGCGTGTACCTGTAGGAAGTGTAACTTTATTGTTACCACTTGATACAGCTATTGAAGTATAGGTAACTAAACCATAGTCATCTAGGTCTTTGACAAGCCTTTCTTCTGCTCTATTCACCATATTTGGAATAAAGTTAAGAAATTCGGTACTATCATTTTCAGTAGCAGCGATTAGTTCATTGACCAGATAAGTATAGTTAGCCATAGAATACAGCCACCGTAGCAGAAGAAGTAGGTGCAGAAACTTTTACTGTTCCATTCACATCCATGCCTAGATCAGTAAGATAAATTTCTGAAGCATCATTTGCAGTTGTTAGAGTAAATTTAATGTTATTACCCTTGATGTTTCCATAAGCATCTGTTGAAGTACCAGTAATTAGAAAAGTACCTACACCAGTAGCAAATAGAGAACGAATGCGTGTATCAGAAACTGTTACACTTGATGTAACATCTAGAACTGCTCCACTGCCTACAATGTATCCTTCACGAAGAGTTGTTGACATTTTATGCCTCTCATAAATGAGTATTAATACTTGTTGTATTATAACACTAGATTAAAAAATAAAAAAGGCAAAGGAGTGTAAAAAGAATTTCTTCTCTCTACACCCCCATGCCTTAGTCTAGTTCAACAGATTCTTAGGAGGAACCTGAAGCACCGAAGAAGCCACGCCAATCGGACCAGCCAAAGCTGTACCGTTCACGTGCCTTGAACCGGAGATTGCCAGTGTCAAAATCTGGTTCCATCTTTGTTGCAAGAGGTGCACGAACAAACATCTTTGTACCATTAGGAACATCAGTCTTGAGATACCAAGCGTTTGTGTCGGTGAACCGACGATTAACAAAGAAACCACCGGGAACAAGACCCTGATTACGGATTGAGTTGATCTTGTTCTGGTTGGTTGCACCGATGGAAGTGTCATTGGGGTTTACACCAATAACAGTTGTCATCTGGCTGTTTAGAATCTGGTCTGCAGTAAATGCTAGATCAGATGGAACGTGTAGTGACTCAGCCTGTGCACCGATTAGAATGCCACGATCATCTTTAGTTTTTGAGATTGTGATAAGTGCAGTCTCAAGTGAAGCTTCTGATAGATCGGTAGCACCTAGAGTGTTGGACTGAAGACCAGAACCAACAGTTGGGTGAGAGGCTGAGAATAGTGCAACACCATCACCACCAAGATAAGAAGCACTGAAGCCGTTATTGAAAACGTCTGCAGCTTTTACCTGCTTGGTGTTTGCCATTGCACGGGCTAGACCACGTGCACGTAGCTTGGCAAAGGTGTCATAGAGGTTGTCTTCCATAGCTTCTTCAGTAACTGCAAAAGCAAGTGCAACTGTCTCGTGTGTGTACCGAGCAGTGTAACCTTCTTGTGCGTCGTCATACTGAACTGCAGCACCTTCACCCTTTACAGGTGCAGTGCCGAAGCCTGTGAATAGAACTTCTTCTTCAAATGCACGATCTGACTGTTCAACTTCGTAAAGTGGTTCATGTTCGTTATCCACTTCACCGTATTCCATGCCAAAAATAGCATTTAGACCGGGAAGAAGTTCTTTTGCAATACTAGAGCGATTAATAGCCATTGTTATTTACTCCCTTCTTCCGCTTAGTTTACAGATGAATCAGCAGAAATGTAAGCATCGACATGTTTGACGATACGAACTTCTAGCTTTGGAAAAGCACGTTCTGCTGCAACATCAATGTCATTGCCCGGTTCATTAACAACTGCAATAGGACGAAGCATGGCATTACCTGTGGTACGTGTACCGGCATTAATACCAAAACCTGAACGACCTGTTACAGTTGAACCTGCACCTAGAGTAACATTGAAGTTTTGTGAGTTAATGTCACCAATAGATACTGAAGCGTCAGCTTGAATAACAAAGGTGGCAGATGGATTATCCATAACATAAGCAACTGCTTCTGTTACTGAAGTTCCGCTAGGCCAATAAGCAGACCATTTTGGTTCACCATTGGCAACATAATTACAACCCATGAAAACACCTAGTGCTTTCTGAGTTGTGGTTGTTAGGACGTTTACGTACCCACCAGCATTTACAACAATGTCACCAGTAAAAATGTTTGCAGCATAACCGCTGGAAACACGGTATTCATTCATACCGCTGCTATTTGGTGAACCACCACGAATGCGAGAAGGACGTAGACCGTCAAGTGCTTTTGTAGTAGACATATTACACTTTCCTTTCTATGTGCTATACATTGACATGTACACTTGTCGGTCTACAGTATTCAATCTTAGTCCTGTTGAAACTTAGCTTGTTTACCGCGACTAACTTGTGTACGACTTTGGTTTGAGATAGGCATACGAGAATCTGAACTGTTCATTAGCTGTGCATTAACTGCATCAACCATTTCGCGGCTACGATTCTCATAAAATTCTTGACGAGATTCTGCAAGTTCTTTAGGCATCTTTGCTAAAGCCAAGTCTCCACGACAGACTGCACCTACATATCGTCCACCCTCTCTCACGTCAGAGGAATGTAGCATTTCTGGAACTTCATCTGCCTGTACAAATTCCCAACCTTCTGCTGTACGTTTACCTACATTCTGGTAATCTTCTTGATTACGAAGAGTAATACGAATCCAACGAAGAGCCATGTCTTCATTAGCAAAACGGTTTTTAACGGACTGAGGAATATCTAGCCAATTAGGCTCCTCAAATGTTGTACGACGTTGTGTAGTTTCCCGATTAACGCTATTACGTGATTCATTTCGTGTTGTCATTGTATTTCCTTCCCACGCTTAATTATAAATTTCTGTGTATTCGCCATCGGCACTTTCGGCCTTTAGCTTTTCCGCAGCATATTGTTCAAGTGTAATACCCCATTTATTGGCTCTGCGAACATCTTCTTGAGATAGTTTCACTTTATTGCCTTTAGTGGTTTGAGGTGTGCGTGACGCACCTGCAACTACTTGAGCAGAATTTGACGGTGTATCCTGCAACCGTGGTGTAGACTCTTCCTGCTTTACAACAGGTTTAGACTCTTCATATTTGTGAGGAAACTGGCTACGTAGTCTATTGTCAATTTCCTCATAAAAATCGTCATCGGATGGATCATATCCTTCACTTTTTAGTTCAGCGTCTGCAGTTAAAGCTGCTGCAGTCATAATCTGATCCTGACCAAACCAAGGATTCTTACTTGCCCAAGCTACAGCTTTAGGATCATACTCCTGCTGCTGTTGCTGTGGAACGTGCTGTTCGACTGTTTGACCAGCAGCTTGAAGACGTTCGTTATATTCTTCCCACGCACGTTGCTGCTGCTGAACAACCATAGACTCAGCATAAGCCTTGGACATTTCTTCTTGTGCAGCAAGCATACGATCTGTATCACCAGAATCTGCAGCTTGCTTAAAAATTTCCCTAGCTTGTTCAATACGGCTAGTAATCTGTCCTTGAGTACTATCAATATTAGTTTTTAAGCTACTAGCTAGTTCTTGTTCCCTTGTCTTAACAGAACCACGAAGATTTTCTACTTCACTACGAAGTTTTTCAATTTCTTCTTCACGTTCTTTACGCTGCCGAATAAGCTGTTTAATACGCTTCTCAGCACCTTTAGTCTTAATACCCTCCAACTCTTCCAGTTGTTCTTGGGCTGGTTCCTCCTCTTCGCGTACTTCCTGTACTTTTTCTTTATTCTGTACTACTTTTTCTTCAGGTTTTTCTAATTCTTCTTCTACTTCAAATTCTACCTTTGGTGCAGACTCTGAAGAACCTGAAGTATTAATCTCAGACCATTCTGATAGGTCTACTTCTGTTTCGTCGTTGTTACTCATTACTCTTTTCCCTTTCTTATCGCTAGGTGCGAAACTAACGCTTACGGCTGATAATTAGTTATTATATACTAATTAAATTAATTAGACAAATTAAATGTTGGGTCTAGATCAGACGGCTTGTCAACACGCATAATAATCTGATCGTCAAACAACAGAATCATCTTTACACCTTTGTATTGAAGCTTCTGTCCAACAAACTTACCATAGGCTACATAATCACCTTCTTGACACCAAGGACCAAAAAGAAACTTTTCTGAATCCTGATATGCTAATTCACCTAAAGCTAATACTTTACCGACTGTAGTTAAATAAGCAATATCGTCCTTAGTTGAGTCAGGGAGAATAATACCACCCTTTGTCTTCTGTTTAATTGATAAGGGTTGTACTAATACATGATAACCCGGTAGTTCTGGTAAGTCTTCTTTTTTTAATTCAATACCTTCATCTGAAACCCAATCAGAGTTAGGAATTGACTTGCCCATCGAAGGCTGTTGCATTTATTACTCCTCTTCATAGATACGAATTTTAACAATGTTTGTTATTTGTTCTTTCGCCAACTCTAGTCCTTCTATACGACCAACGACTTGACGATACTCATCGTAACTTGAAGAGCCTCCATATGCAAGTAAATTTTTTAAATCTTCGATTTGTTTATCAAGTTCTTTTGTTATTTCTTCCCATAAAGTCATTAACTATTCTTATTAGCCTCTTTTACAAAACCTGCTACCATGTCTGCAGCTTTAAGCATTTTAGCTGTATCTGCTGACTCTTGAGATTTAGCTAAGTCCATAATAGCATCAAGTGCTGCAATGGCTTTCTTAGCATTACGATCTTTTTCTTTTTCTTGAATATTAGTTGAAGTTTTAATACCTTCTTTCATCATGTCAATTTGTATCTGTGCTTCCTTCAGATCAAGTTCGCGGTTCTTCATTGCAGCTTCAACACTTTCCTTAGCTGTCTGTGCTTGAACCTTAGCTTGTTCAACCTGTAGACGCTGCTGTTCAATCTGAACCATCTGTGCTTCTGGTGTAGCTGCCTGTTGCATTTGTGCCATAGCCTGATTAGCTTGGGCAACTTGCTGGGCAGCTTCAGCCATAACCATTTCCATGACGCGAGGATCGTTAGGATCAACCTGACCAGATGCAATAGCTTCTGGACCATATTGTTCAATAAGCTGTGCTGCAGTACCCTCAACTTGTTCCTGATACTTCATGATCATATGTTCTTGCATATTAGCTTCTAGTACAGGAGCAATACGTTTCATTAGAGGATTAGCACCATTCTGTGGGTCTTGCATGTAAGCCATTTTAGCTTGAATGTGTGCGTCATGGTTCTGACCCATAAAGGCTTTGATTGGTAGCCCTTTGACTGCAGCCATAATATCTGAAATTGGATCAAGCGGTACAGGCTGTGGCTTACGCGGCATAATCTTATCAAGGTCTGGAACATTAGCAGACTGAAGAATAGAACGATTAAGTTCTTCCATATCAAACATCCCCGGTGGTGACTGCTGTGCAAGCTGTAGAGCCATTTGAGCCATCATCATGCGATGGGCATTAGATGGAATGTTTGGATCAG